ATTACGCGCATCGGCCTGCAAAGGTGCCACGACGCTGCTGTGGTGGCCGCATTCCACGACACCCGCAACGAGTGCAAGGACTGGCTGAAATCGCTTGCCTGGGACGGCGTGCGCCGGCTGTCCTACCTGATGTCAGAAGGTCTTGGGGCCCCAGAAAACACCTACACAGACGCCGTAGGCCGCTGCTGGGTCATGTCAATGGTGGCCCGAGTGTTTCGGCCAGGATGCAAGGTTGACACCGTGCCTGTTCTGGAAGGAACGCAAGGCGCCGGCAAGTCCACCGCGCTGCGCATTTTAGGAGGCAAGTGGTTTACGGAGTGTCACGAAAACGTGACGCACAAAGACTTCTACGAAGTCCTCAAAGGCCACATGCTGGTCGAGATTGCCGAAATGCATTCATTTACTCGCGCAGAGGTTGAGCGCATTAAAGGCATTATCTCTTGCCAGATGGACAGATATAGAAAGAGTTACGGCAGAAACACAGAAAACCATCCAAGGCAAACGGTTCTGGCCTGCACGACAAACCGCGATGATTGGCAGAGAGACGACACCGGAGCGCGGCGCTTCTGGCCTGTACGCTGCGGCAATGTCAACCACGACTGGCTGCGCGACAACAGGGACCAACTCTTCGCTGAGGCCGTCCACCTGTTCAATGAGGGCGGATCATGGTGGGATGTCCCGATGGACCTGCAGAACGAAGAGGTTGAATCCAGGCGGGATGCCGACTCATGGGAAGCCGTCATCAGTGGGTGGCTGTGGAATCAGAATCGGCCTACAACGTCTGAGATTTTGTCCGACTGCCTGAAGATTGAGATCGGTCGCCATGACCAGATTGCGCAGAAACGAGTCGGTCGAGTGATGCGAGTGCTCGGATGGCGAACGGTCATTACCAAATCGACAAACGGGCGCAGTTTTCGGGCTTGGGTCAAAGAGGAGTAGAACGTGTAGCAACTCTACACGTCCTAAGTTGTTGTCAGCATTGGAGTTCTACGGGTTCTACACCTTCTACACCATGTTTATACTAATGCACATGCGCACACACATGCGCACGCACATGGAGGGGTTTTGAAAAAACGCGTTGCTACGTGAAGAAGGCGTAGAAGCCGATGCGGCAAATGATCTTGCAATGACTCACAATAGTTGCGTACAATGTGTAGATTGTTTACCAACGGAGAGTCCCATGAAGATCGAAAACAATGTCCCTGTGCCTCGTTTGGAGCGTCGCGTTTTTCCGTTCGGAGACATGAAAGTTGGGCAAAGTTTTGCGGTTCCAGATCACAAAGTGGTCTCTTGCAGGAACTCAGCAGTTGGATTTGGACAGCGGCATGAAATGAAGTTCTGCATTCGGAAGTCTGAGAACGGAGAGACGCGCTGCTGGCGCGTTTCGTAACATAGGAGCAAGACATGGCAATGCCAGCAGGCAATAACCAAAAAAGTAGCAGGAGGTTTTGATGGCTGCACCTAAAGTCCATGCAAGGGCTGGGGGGCGCAAGAAAGGCGTTCCCAACAAGCTCACCGCAAGCGTCAAGGAAGCTATTGAGGCGGCCTTTAGAGGCGCAGGCGGTGTTGAATACTTGATGCGCCAAGCCGAGGAGAATCCAACAGCGTTTTTGACGCTGCTGGGCAAGATTATTCCGTCGCAGGTGCAAGCAGATGTGACCAGCAAGGGCGAATCCATCGCCGCCATGCAGGCCGCAGTTTTAGCTGCGCTGGCAAAAAAGCATGACGCCTGAAGAAATAGCCACGCTGCGCACGGACCTGCTGTCCTATTCGCAATTCATGTTTCGTGCGCGGCGCGGCGCAGAGCTTAAGCACAACTGGCACCAAGAGGCTATATGTAATGCGCTTGAGCGCGTTGTACTGGGCAAAACTAAGAGGCTAATCATCAATGTGCCGCCAAGATCAGGAAAGACTGAATTGGCTGTCATCAACTTTATTGCTTGGTGTATGGGTAACTTTCCAGATGCTGAGTTCATCCACGCCAGCTATTCAAAGCGCCTTGCGACAAACAACACCTTCAACGCTCGGGCAGTGATGCAAAATGAAGCACACGCCAAGATTTTTGGCGCGCCTAACTTGCGAGAAGACTCAAACGCAAAAGACGAATTTAGAACCGCGGAAGGTGGGATCGTCTACGCCACTGGTGCCGAAGGAACAATCACCGGGTTCGGTGCGGGCAAGATGCGCTCAACTTTTGGGGGCTGCATCATCATTGATGACCCTCACAAGGCCGGCGAAGGCGATAGCGACACGATGCGGCAGAACGTGCTGGACTGGTTCAGCACTACGATGGAAAGCCGCAAGAATAGCCCGGACACGCCCATCATCATCATCATGCAGCGTCTGCACGCTCAAGACCTGTCGGGTTTTTTGCTGGATGGCGGCAACGGCGAGAAATGGGAGCATCTATGCATCCCGGCCATTCAAGATGACGGCACATCATTTTGGCCAGAACAGTTCCCTATCGACGATCTGCGGCGCATGGAGACCGCAAACGCTTATCGCTTTGCTGGGCAGTATCAGCAAGACCCAGCCCCTCGCAGCGGCGGGCTGTTCAAACCGGACGCCATCGAGGTTGTTGAAGCGTTGCCAAATCAACCGGCCATCTGGGTGCGCGGCTGGGACTTGGCGGCAACCACTGATGGCGACTGGACGGCAGGAGTGAAGATCGGCAGGCTCAATGATGGCCGTTACATCATTGCGGACGTCGTGCGGCTTCGATCAGGTCCAGACGGTCGTGATACGGCGATAAAAAACGCAGCGACCAGAGACGGCATGCACACGCGGATTTCCATTCCGCAAGACCCCGGCCAAGCCGGGAAAACTCAGGTGCTGTCTTTCGCCCGCTTGTTGGAAGGCTACACGCTGCACACTAGCCCCGAGTCTGGGGATAAGGTCACACGCGCCGAACCACTGGCAGCCCAGGTCAACGTTGGCAACGTGCTGATGCTGCGCGGTGAGTGGAATGACGCTTTGATCAGCGAAATGCGGATGTTCCCAAACTCCGTTTTTGATGATCAGGTTGACGCAATGTCTCGGGGCTTTAGCGTATTGCTTGATTACGTCGGGTCTCGCTCTCCACAGGCCGTTAAGATCCAGGGCCTATGACGCCGGCCCAGCAACAGAAACTCCTAGCATCGCTCGGCGCCGATGTCGAGGCCGAAGTGCTGGCGGCCTACAAGCGAGCGATGGACATGATGCGCCGCAGCAAAGCGCCGCGCGATGCTATTGCTGAGGTCATGGACAGCTTCACCGGAGCCTATGCTGATCTGATGGCCGCGGCCCTGTCGGCCGTGCTGGATCAAAGCGTCGGCACCGCCGCGGTGCTGGCCATCCAGGTCGGCCAGGTGTCACTATCGCGCCGGTTGTACGCCGAGGCGCAGGACGTCTCCAACGTGGTGCAAGGCATTGTCCAGCGGCATGTCTCAGGCATGCAGGATGCGAGGCGCCTGGCGCTTGAGCTGTTTGAGGGCTACAACTTTCGCGATCCCGCAGCCGAGCCGCTGCAGATCACCAGGCGCAACCGCGAGCTTCCGAAGTACATGCGCGAGGTCATCCTGACCGATGACAGGCTTGAGCGCGAGATGGCTAAGGCGCTTGCACAGCTCCAGGTCGATGACCTCTCCACGCCAGCCCTGCGCGCGGCCTATAGCGGCGTTTTGGAGGCCTTGGACGGCCTGGATGAGGGGGTAGCCAGGGACGTGCTGGAAAAACGGCTCAAAGTGGCGTTTTTCGAGCGTGTGCGCTTCTTTGCTGAGCGCATCGCCCGCACGGAGCTGCACAAGGCCTACGCAGAGCGCGAGGCCAGCCTGCTGCTGGACGATGACGAGGTGGAATACGTCCAGATTCGCCGCAGCCGCACGGGCAAAGATCCGTGCATTTGTTCGTTGATCACGGGGCGTGACCAGTATGGCCTGGGGCCTGGGGTGTATCCGAAGAAAACGGCGCCGAATCCGCCTTTCCATCCGTTCTGTCGCTGCATTAGCTCACCCCGCCTGGATCTCACCGGCCGCCGCCAGCCGCCTGAAGACGAAAACGCCGACCAGTATTTTCTAAGCCGCCTGAGCCAACCGGTGGCCGCTCAGGTGGCCGGCAGCCGCGACAAACTGCAGCGCGTGCTGAACGGTGAATCAGCCATCTCGGTGGCCAATGAGTCCAAAGACCCGGCCTACCGGATCATCAACCTGGAGCAAGCCGCCAATGCCTTTACCCAAGCCAGGCCCTGAAGAGGACCGCGACCAGTTCATCGCCCGCTGCATGGCCAATCCGACCATGCGCGAGGATTTCAGCAACGTTGGCCAGCGCGCCGCGGTGTGCTTTGACCTATGGCGCGAAGACCACGAAGAAGAGGAGTACGCTAACCCTCGAGGAAACAACGGATCGACATGAGTTTGTAAGTGTCAATTCGGTCTTCATCGGTGATGGTCTCAACGTACCTGCCTTGCAGGGTCTTCAGCTTCGCCAGAATGGCCGCCTCAAGCTCAAACAGCTCGGCATAGACCGATTCCAGGCCCTCGCTGGTGGCCACGGGCACGCCGAAATAGACAAACGTCTCAGACGAGCGATTGCCATACGGCCGGCCTGGCGTGATCCGAAATGGCACGATGCGAATCAGCGGGTAATCCTGGGGCGAGATGTTGGGCTCCAGGCCGATCTTGCACGATGCCACGCCTGGGATGGTGGCAAAGGCATCGCGGGCGGCCTCAAGCGCGGCGTTCATGCGCGCTCCAGCGGCACGTTGAAGATCAGCGCATTGCCCGCGGCATCCGGCGTGGCCGCCCGAGCCTGGGCCAGCATGCCGTCAAACTCTTTGCGGTAGGCCGCCAGTTTGGCCGTGAACAGGTCTTCAGGGTCCGACATATTCTCCAGACAGGCCAGCACGTAGCACTTGAGAACCGTCAGGCGATTGCGCCAGGACGTGGCAAATGTGCCTAGCATGTCCACCTCGGCGAAGGCCCGTGTCTCGCGGTCAACGGTGCAGAACTTGGCCAAATAGGCGTCCGGGTAGTTCAAGATGGTCATCTTTGCTGCCTGATTGCGTCGTTGACGATTCTGTCGAATTGCCGCACTGCTTCGGTGGCCGCGCGTAGCAGGTAATTGTCGCCGCGGTAGCCTGGGTGCTTGACGGACTTGGCGAAGGCAAACCGATTGCCGACCACCCAGCGCAGGGCTTTCTTGCGTTTCGGCTTGATCGTGTGCGGCCTGGTGCCGAGCAGCACGAATGCCGCATACGGCGCCCGGTTGCGGTCATGGCCGACAGCTCGGCCGCCTTCGATAGGCCTGTTGTAAAGCGACTGCCGCAGCGCTCCGGTCTTGGTGTGCTTATCGGCGCCGGCCTCGGCGCTGTCGTAAGCAATCTGCGAGAGATTGCGGATGACGTATTTCTCCATCCCTTGCGGGATGGCCGTCAGCCTGTTGATCAGGCCACCGATGTCACCGATTTGGACTGAGATGGTCATTTGCCGACGAATTTGCTGCCGAACTGAACCAGCGCGAACACCGTCACCGCCAGGCCCCAGACGCCGATGCCGCGATTGATCCACATCTCGACCTTGCGATCTACTCGGGCGATGCTGACGTCATGCGCCGCAAGCTGGGCCTCGCACCGGCCGATGCGCTCGCCCTGGTTGGCTTGGCGCTCCTCAAAGAGGATCAGCTTGCCGATGGCCTCGCCGAGCTTGTCAACCTTGGCTTCAAGGCGGCTGAAATCGTCGTCTGTCATTCCATTAGCTCCTGCACCATCTGCAACCCCATGCGGCCCATCGCCACAAACGGCTCTTGCTCGCTCACATCGGCCTCGGCAAATAGGTCGTCGATCTCGTCCTGCGTCACCGTCATGCCCTGCGCCACGCAAGCCTCGTACACCGTGATGGGGTCACCCGGATAAGCGTCTGTCTCCACCCAGGCATCGTCCTGCCACGTCCAGAACACGCACGGCACCATGCTGGCAAACGCCTCGGGGATTAGGCCACTGGAGATGTAGTGCGTGGCAGGCTCTGCACCCGTGGGGCTCAGCGGCGTGATCCACATATTCGCGTTGTGCGCCGGGTCCAGCGTGACGGCAATCTCCCGGGCCAGCGCGACCTGCGCGGCTGGGATGATCATGTCTCGGTAGATGTTCATCAGTAGGCCCCCGTTTTCTGGTTGACCCAGCTTTCAGTCGCGCTGATCTGGCTGTCGGTGGACTGTGCGCCTCGGATGATGAGGCTGTAAAGGTTGCCGTTAAATGGCAGCGTGGCGTTGTTGCGGCGACCGATGTACAGCGGGTAGTTGCCGTAGTTGCCGGTGCCTTGGTCTGTGGTGTCGGTTGCGGCTTGAACGGCATTGATGCGAAGCGTAACTATATCTCCGGAAATATCTCCAATGCCTGTTAGCACATTGGTTACTGGCGCAGTAAATGCCGCGTTTGTTGCGTGGGCAATTGCCAGCGCAGTGCCCCTGCTTGTAAATGTGTATTTGCGAGTTGCCGGTGTCGGCCCCGGTGCGTACAGCAGAAAAGCGCCATTGCTCGTTTCGCCGTTTGTGCTGTTTTCAACCAGCATACTGAGCGCCGCATCACTCAACTTCCTCAGCCCCGCCCAAACCGTCATCTTGTCCGTCGCGGTGAAGTCCACGCTGTTGGTCAGCAGCGAGTCATCGGTGCCGTCAAAGGACAAGTACGGCAGGAAGCCCGCGGAGTTGTAAGACGTTGCTGTGGTGATAGCTTGATAAAGCGGTCCAATAGCGCCCGTGGCTTGCGAAGAAGGTCGCAAGTCAGCATTAGTAACTGTGCCGGTAACTGTTAATGTCAAAGTGCCGGCAGTTGCTGTAAATGTGTTTACGCCTGTCGTAAATGTTCCAGATCCAGTTCCAGACAAAACAACTGATCCAGTTCCCTCAAACCGCAGCGTGTAATCGGTCGCCTGCGTAGTTACGTTTTGCGTAGACAACGTAGCTGAATTTAACAGCAGGTTATACCGCGCCCGCAGCACAGGGCGGGAGGTGGAGGTGGATTGGTAGGCGTGGTTGCCGGGGAGTTCGCGGACAGAGATGTTGTCGAATGCCGTTGTGCCCGTTGTAGCGCCGCCGATGCCAATAAGCACTTTAACAGTTGCTGTAGACGCAGCAAAATAAACACCTCCAAGAATACCAACTGTTGTTCTGCGAAAAGCAGCTACAGGCGTAAGTTGAGTACTTCTGTCTGAGGAAATAACCGCAATTTCTGCATTTGCATTTGTTGGAGCAGACGTAACCGAGCAATTTAATACATATGTTTTTCCAGCGACAACATTTATATCAAAAGCAGCTTGCTCAAAAAACGTAGCGCCAACTCTGGAAACAGATAGCGAACCACTGGATAGTGTCATAGTCGCCGGGGCAATTACACTCCACCCCGTGGTGCCTTGGCTGAAATCCCCATTCGTCACCAACTCACTACCCAGCGCCAACCCCTTGCTCTTATCCAGCATCAACCCTACGCTCTGCTCCACCGCCGTCACGGGCGTGGTGCCTGCGGAGTCTTGGAACAGCGTGGTCAGGTCTGACGGGTCGTACCAAGCGCCGACTTCGCCTGCGGCGAAGAGGGACGCGGGCGTGAACTTGGCGCCGCCCAAGGCGCCTAATCTGCCAACAGCAAGTTGCAGCACGATCAGGCCCCGATCACAGCCAAGCGCTGGCCGGGAGTGACGCCGAAGTACTCTGTCGCATTGGCGCTCAAAAACATGCCGCTGGTGGTTGCCGTGGGATTGGTCCCATAGGCTAGGCACGCAGGCCCATCAGAAGCAACGCGCACAAACCGCGTATTGGCCCCGAAAACTGCGGACTGCACGCTTGAGGTCGTAAAGGTCACGACATTGGTGGTGCCAGGCAGCCGGGCCGCCTGTGGCACGCCGCCGATGTCGTTGGCGTTTTCGAGGAACTGAAATTCGGTGACGTAGAGCTTTGCCATGATGATGGTCCTTTAGGCCGCGGCCAGGGTTGTGACGGTGCCAGAGCTGCCCTTGTACTTCAGGGCGCCCGAGGCGACAAACAGGATGCCGCCGCCCGTAGGCGTGGCGGGCTCGGTGGTATTGGCGATGAACTGCAGCGGCGCAGTCTGCGAGAACTGCACCTGATCCACCGACAGGATCACCCCAGGCGTTGCCGGCCTGGTGGGCGATGTGCCGGCCGCGGTGTGCTGGATGCTGACGGTGGTGGAGCTGGCCGACCACATGATCTGCACATAGTCGCCGGCCGCGGCGGTGGCGATGATTGTGTTGGTGGCGACTGCGACGCCATCCAATCCGCCATGTGCGCCGTGGACGTCGTAGCTGCTTGCGCTGTTGGCATAGTCGCTGCCGTTTTTGCGCAACCAGACACGCGCGGTTTGTGGCGTGTTGTTGTCGGTGTTGTGCAGTTGCAGCGAATAGGTCAGCGAGTACGTGCCGGCCTGGGCAAACGTGATCTTGTTGCCGTCGACGATGCTGACGTTGCGTGTCTCGTAGGTGCTGCCGATGGCCACCGCATAGGCCGTCGTGGCCGATGCGATTGTTTGATCTGTCGAGTCGTAAAACGCCCCGTAATTGGCCAGCGATCCGCCAGGGCCTTGCGGTCCCTGGGTCACAACTTGCACCACATCAGTCATTTGGTCACCTCTGCCGATACTGAAACTGTGCCACGGACCAGACGATAGACAGTTCCGCCCGCGGTCGTGATCTCAAGGTCGTACTTGCCAAACGTCCAGGTGAATGCCGTGGACTGTGTGGGCGTGATGGTGAGTGTAATTTCACCTAGCGCCTCAGCGATGGACAGCCGGCCGTTTGCGGTGCTCATTTCCCACAGCACAGTGGTCGAGCTTGCCGTTTCGCGGATCTGCATCTTGGCCGTTGCGCCTGTGAGGTTGACGGGCGCGCCATTGCTCAACCATTTGAACGTCAGCACGCATGTGGTGCCTTGCTCAACCGTGAAGTTGTGAACCGCTGCGGTCATGCCTGCACCTCCAAGAGACGCTCGTCAATCGCAGCCTGGATTCTGTCCTGTTTTTCCTGGTCCAGGCCGGCGAATTGCTGGGCCACAATGCGCCGCTGCTGCTCGGCAATCACCACGCGAGGCATTGCCGCGGCTTGCATGTCGGCCAGGATGGTCAGCTCGGTGGCGACATCGGACAGGTTGTAATCGCGCGCCCAGTACACTTCCGGCGCCTGGGTGAGGCCCAGCCACTGCCGCGACAGCTCCCAGGCTCTGCGCTCGAGATCCTCCATGCGGCTGGAAAACATGGCCAGCTCGCCGTTCAGCGCCTGGAATCGCATCTGCATGGCCAGGCCAGACTCG